CATTGAAAACGGTATGGGAGGTCTTCTTTACTCGAACTAAATCTTCTCCGCATTTATTAAAAGATGTTTTGGACAGTAGTATTTCTCCTTGCCATCGTTTTTGTATTGACGTACGATCCTAACTCCAGGACACTCGAAAAGTTTGTTGGTCAGCCCACGCAACCAACAAGCAAATCATGTGAAAATACGCATTACGAAGCCGTTCAATTTGCCCAGAGCCCGTACGAATGCCCCGCCGTTGGTAAAACCCAAATGGGTGTAGTGATGTAGAAAGCTTAAAAAGAAAATGACATTTTCTTTTATAAATGGTTCCCGTAAACAAAGACACTGTATTCATTGTCGCAGCGATTGTTTGCGCAATTGGTATAATTTTCCTGTTTAAAGAGTTGAACAAGGCTAAGCAGGATATTGATAATTTCAAGAGTTTCTCAGCCCAGGTCGTCCGGCATCTAGCCCCAGTCCCACAACCCGTTGTTGAGTCGGTACCAGTCCCTGTACCAGAAAAGAAGCTCGAAAGTGTCGAAGAGGTGGATGAGAAATCCGAGGAATAATCATATCCCCTTATTATAACTTGCGAATGCGCAATGAAGAAGTACAAGGCAATCGCAGTACCGGTTAGTTTTATCGACGGGAAACCAAGGTTTCTCACGGTAAGAGATTGGAGATTTAAAGATTGGATTTTCGTTACAGGTGGGTGTAGACGAAGAGAGATTTACAATCCTCTAAGATGTGCCTTGAGAGAATTAGAAGAAGAGACCCGGGGTGTGGTCTCATTGAAACAGGGTGAATATACAGAGTTTAAGTTTATACACAAAGAGAGTCCGACAGTTGACCTAGAATACAATGTATTCATCTTTTTCGTTAACTACAATAGGTCAGAACAACAGACACAAATTCGTAAATTTTATGAAGAAAAACACAAAACACAAATAAAAAAAATGAACAATCAACCTATCCGTAAAACACACGATGAAAACGACTACATGAGTTATGATACTCTCGAAGAATTTAACACACGTAAACGATGGAAACTGATTATTGATAATGTTATCAATAATCCTCAATTCTATGCATGTGTAAGTTCTCACAATAGAAAAACCTTCTCTATTAAATAATGAAGTCCAAGGCTTTTATTTTAAGACAGATTGGTGAATTACTTGACAAGAATAGGGGACTGTGTGAACAGGAGATTCAACAGTGGGTCAAAGATAATGAAAATAAGACGGTTTACGAACTGCTCACTTTTAAAAAAGAACTTTCTCAAACTCAAGAATACCAGAATGTGTCGTGTATGAAGTGGTTTAGAGATGAAGAACAAGAATAAGGTATGTTTAAGAATTGGTACGTTTCCCAGAAATTCAATAATGCTACCAATCTATCACATGTGCTCATGGACGGAGGTAAACTCTCAGTGCCGTTTGATAGATTGAATGAATTTTACGATAAGTATATAGAGTCTGTAAAATCTGGTGAGAAGATTTACGTTGTCGAACAGAAGAGTGAGACCTATAACTTTTTCGTTGATATCGACTACAAAGATGTCGATCCCCTAGGTATTGACGAAATCCACGCTATATCTAAAACTATTTGTGAGACGGTCAAGGTTCATGGTGGTAAAGAATGTCTAGTTTCTCTATCACCACCAAAGAAATCAGGCGACCTAATGAAAACTGGTGTCCATCTGAATTGGCCAGGTTTTGTGGTAGACCAGGGTTCAGCGATTGCACTTCGTGAACATATTCTCGTGTCTCTTTCTAAATTCAAAGGTGATACAGATTGGAATGAAATTATAGACGCCTCAGTCTATGGAAGTCTTATTAGAAAGGCAAAGGGGAGTGGGTTCAGGATGCCATGGTCTTATAAACGGGCAAAACATGAAGCATGTAATGGTAAGGGTTGTAAAGGGTGTGAACACGGTAAAGTAGACCAATTGGCGTACCTACCAATTTTCATTTACACACAAGCACCTTTGTGTACACTCATGAGAATAAGTCAGGAACCAACTGTTAAAATTCTTAAAATGTCAGCGGTGCGAACAGACAAACCCACAACCGTATCAATTGAACCACCTTCAGTAACTATCAAAGTCAAAGAGGGTTCCTTTTCAGAAGATGAGACAAAAGATGAAATCTATGATGAAGAACTGAAGAATCGTATCGAAACGTTCGTTCGTAAACACATGGAGGGACAGGGTGATGCATATATTAATAAAATCTTCAAAATGAAGGATACATTTTTAGTTGGAACAACCTCCAAATACTGTGAAAATTTAAAACGAAGTCATGGTTCTAATCATGTATGGTTTATCATCAGTGGAAAAATGATTCTTCAAAAGTGTTTCTGTCGATGTGAAACCATCAGGGAACGTCGTGATGGTTTCTGTAAAGATTTTTGTGGTAGAAGACACCAATTAACGAGTGATATCGTTGAAAAACTTTACCCTAAAAAGGAGGATATCAGTAAATGTCCAGAAATCAAAAAGTTTGACGAAAAGCCACCAATTAAACGGATGGAAGTAAAACCAGACCTTGAAAACTATATTAACGCCAATATGAAAACAGAGGGTGACATCCGTATCGCGAATATAACTCGAAATGATAAGAATAACACCTTTTTGGTAATGACAACTTCTACCTACTGTGAAACTATCTCAGGTGAACACGAAAATAAGACTATGTCATATGATATCAAGAAGAACAAAATAAAACAGAAATGCCCTATATGCAAGAAGAGTAAGGCTAGAGAACATATTTTACCCTCTAAAATAACCAACAAGTTATTCCCTAAAGATACTTAAACAGAACGACACTTAAAGTAAGTAAATGGTAGCTAGTACTCGTTCTCGATTTGGTAGGGTTATAAGGAAACCGACTCTTTATGTACCCGTAGAAACTGTTTTAGATGACGATTACGCCACAGACGAACATGAAGACACAGACGGTGAGTCTATTATAGACACCGAAGATGAGTGTAATTCTGAGGATGAAAGTGATGACGAAGATGCAGATGACAATGGTAATCTCCAAGATTTCGTAGTAGACGACGAAGATGCGAGTGAAAGTGAAAGTGAGAGTGAGGAAGAATCAGCTTAAAAAAAACAGCAACTATATTAGAAATGGAAACTGACATCGGTAATCCCATTGAGTATAGCCCAAACATGGACCCTTTAATTCAGGAGAAGAATGAAGATAATACTGAAGAGTTGGTACAAGACCAACCGTATTATTATCATCCCAGTGAAATGAATTTTCCCCAACAACGACCCCAAACAGGTAAATTTGACCCTTTTACCGATGTTGATAAATCCACATGGATCATTGCATTTGCAGTGTTTCTTTTAGGTTTTTTCATGGGTAAAACTATGCAACCTGTTATCCTCAGATATACATAATCACTTACTAAGGTCTCTTATACGAGTCGAAAGTTTTGTATCAGTATCCTCATACATGTCATTATTAACACCCTTTTGCGGAAATCCACTTAACCAATGGTCTTCTGCAGCAGTTGAATACGCAACAAATGAACCGATATCACCATACCTGGGAGGAATCCCATCCCGTCCAAAAAGAATAGGACCCCGTTGAGTATCCTCGACAAATCCATCAGTTGTTGAAGCTTCAGCCTCTGAGTTAGAACTTGTTTTGTTTTTTAAATTGTACTTTGGTTTAAAAAACAAAATAAAGAACGCCCCGACTAACAATATTGTTATAATTAGACGAAGCATTTTGTTTATTGTATATGAATATTATTTACACGGATGAAACTTCAGGCTCTCCCTCCTCCTTGACTTCCTCCAACTTAGCATCTGTGGAGGCAGCTTCTTCCTCTCGCTTCCTCTGGCGTTCCTTCATCTCCTCAGCGACAACCGCATCAGCTTGCTTTACAAGTTCCTCCATAGGGGTATCCGGCTTTTCCTTCTTGAGACGCTCAAGAACTTCAGCGGGGTGAGAAATGGGAGCCTCATCTGGCTTGTTGTAAAACTGAGAGTTCTCATCACCAGCTATATGATGACTCTTGGCTTCAGACATACCCTGTTTGCGCTCACTGAACATACGAGCCGCCTGTGCTTGGTTATCCTTGTAACCAGTCATGATCTCTTCAAGTTTTTCATTACTGTAATGCACATCCTCAATCTTATCAGAGTCGGGGGGAATCAGCAACCATTTGTAAAGGTCTACAACATAAATATCGAAGGTGCCATCCTCCTTTTGGAGACGCTTAGCGTGACTGGCAGCTTCATCACGTGTAGCGAAAGCGCCACGG